CAGATAGACCCAACTCAGTACATACAAGGCTATTCGTTCCGACATGGATCTGCTCGTCCCTGGAGATGTCGGCAGATACTGTACGAAGAGCAGCATCCCCATTAAACCTAAAGAAAGGGAGTAGAACAAAGAAGATGGCCCGTTCTGCGACCAGAGCTTTGGTAATTGTATGATCAGGGTGTGCAATCCAAGCATCTCTTAACCTCATTGCTTCTAGTTCTGCTTGTTCATCTGCACCAAGGGCATTTACATAATACCCTAGTGCTAGATCATGGCGTTCCTCATCTTTAACATTATCTATTAATAATGCTCTAGCGTTATCGGGAACATTCTTTTCAAGCCCTTCCGTAATGAAGGTACCAACTGGTAGCTCCATATGACGTATTGCGAGGGCACGTTTGATGGTTTCCTCAGCTCCTTCCTTAAGTTTTCCAACTGTAGGTTTGACTGGGGACCACTTTCTCTTACGAGAGAATAGTTTATCATAAGGGTTATTCATTCTTGACAATCACATTGTGGTTCTTTAATAAGACCCTCTAAGTAATCGTTGACATCAGTTTCATCCAACGCTGCATACGCATTAGATTTATCTTGCACGTCACCCATTACTTGAAGGCTGTAGTACAAGGAGGTTTGGGGTGAACCCAACCACTCTTCCACGAACGCATTGTCGTATTCTATAACGTCACTCCAAGAGTTGAAGCTATAGCCATGAAGAAGTCCTGTAATATTTAATAGTTTCATGAAGCCGTCTGCTACACGCTTGTATGCGTCCCAGCCAACTTCACTGGCAATCTCAACATCGCCATAGTCATATTTTTGCACACCGAAAGTACCGCTGTCACGGTCTACAGTACGTGCAATAGGTGGTGCGATCTCTGGAGTACATGTGTACCCATCTAAGTCTTCGCTTCTATAAGAACAAGAAGCAGTAGGAGCAATAGCAAATGCTCTTACCATATCATTAGCTCTAGCTATGCTAGCAGCTGATTCTATACCTTTGGCTAGTTCAGACACCAATACACCAGCTGTTCCTCCTACAGAGAAACCAGCATTGTAAGAATCTAAAGCTTTACCAAATGTATCATACGTTATACCTTCACGCTTGAGGAGATTCGCGAGTCCAAGGAATCCAAGTCCGATCTGCTTGTCAGTCGATGAGGGAAGATATTCTCCAGTCCCTCCAACACCTGTTCTGCCATGAAGACGGCACAATTCGGACATACCTTTAGTGAGAGCCGTCTGTATGTCGCCGATACGACAGGCACCGAGATTGATATGCTCGAGAAGGCATGTTCCTCGTGAGGGCAGATAAACCTCAAGACATACGTTCCCGTAGACTCTTTTTCCTTCTGCGTCATATTTAATTTTGTTGAGCCAGATGTCTCCTGATTTGATTCCATAAATTAGTGCCTCCCGTGTGAGCGAATTAGTGTTTTTCCATTTTTGAATGTCAAGATTGACGCACCTTTTGATCCAAGGGAGTTCGGATCTAGGAGTTGTAATAAAATCAATGATATCGGCATGGTCAATATCACAGTGAGCAACAACAGCACCGTTCTTGTAGACACCCCCTCTTCTAAGTGTTTCATTTAATACTGAGTAAATTTTTGCAAACGATACTGGACCACTCGCAACAAGTCCCTTGCCATTCTTAGTTCCTTTAGGTCTAAGCTTGGATAAGTGGATTGCAACCCCTGCTCCGTATCTAAGAGCGTGGCTCGCAAATCTCCAAGACGCTTCGATTCCATTTTTCCCTTCTATTGAGTCTTCAACTACAAAGACGGTGCAGCTTACAGGCAATCTCCCTTCTGGGTTATCCATCCAGTTTTGTACTCGGCCTGTTCGAGCGATCAATTCTGCTGTCATTAAACTAAATCATCTAAATTTGGTGGTGCATAATTTGGTCCCTTAAGAACCTTACCGTCATCACGGTAAATAGGTTTTCCATCTTCATCTAACTTAGACATGTTACTTTCATGTACTCTATGAAGAGCTTCGTCTAAGTCCCACCCCATGTTAGCAGCGTACTGATAACAAACATAAACTAAGTCAGCTAATTCTTTTAAACAATCAGCCCTGAACATATTGTTTTTTCTAAACAACATACCTTCAGCTTCAAGAAACTCTTTAAACTCTTCAGTTATAAGGTTCTTTTGTTTAGTCCGATGTGGCCGATCCGTGTTGTTGCCAATCGCATACTTCGTCCGAAACTCCTCCGCTTGTTGGCTGAGGAATGTCTTGTGTATGTCTGGTGTAATCGTTAGCGACATGTTCTAGTTCATTGGTTAGGTAATGGATAGCTTTTGTTAGATCCTTAACAGAATCTTCTTTGTAACCAACCCTGCAGATATACTTGATAGCATTTCCAAGGTGGTAGTTAAGTCCTTGATCTCTAATGAAATCCCAGACTTCTATGGAACCTCGTTTATAATACTGGGGTCCATAGGATTGGTTCTTCACGGTCATAGTCGTAGTTTTCGTGTTGTAATATCTTAGCTAAACGTGCATTAAGCAGAGCATCATCGTCTGATAATCCTCGTTCTCTAAACGCTTGGCAAATTGCCTCCCACTTAGAGTCATGTTTGTTTAGTAAATCTGCTGCACGTTTAACTCCTATTCCTGGACACCCTGCATAGCCATCTGTGGGATCGCCAGCCAGCGATTGAATTAGATGCCATGTGTCCCCATCTTCTTTTGTAATCTCTTCTACATCATCCGTAAGATTCCATAGAACCCCAGGAATTTGTTTCATATCTTTATCAGGACTCACCACAATGTTATCTAGACTTGCATACTTAGGGTTCGTTGCATCAATTCCAATGGAATCATCTGCTTCTAATCCTTTACGGCATACAAAATTGTAGTTATCTTGACAGTGATTGACTAATCTTCTATATCCTAAAGGCTTACGCCTATTTCGATGACCTTTGTAATCCCCAAAAATTTTCTTCCTGAAATTTTCAGTACTAGAAAAGTATAGGATTATGTCATCATCCATCATAGCGGTCTTGACTTTTTTTATTTCTCTCTCAAAGATCTTCAGAACACTACTGAAATTGGATTGTGTTACAATAACATCATTACCAAAATCAATACCCTCTTCACATGCTTGAGATGCCTTATAGGCTAAAAAGTCACAATCAATTAATAGCATTAGTGTACCTCGGCCCAATTATCACCTATATTTGCGTCAGCAGCTATAGGGATTCTCAGTTTGTAGTATTCACCAGCTTGAGCAGCAGACATTTTACAAGTAAAAGCAACGTATTTCGCCAATGATGGTGGCGATGCTAATACCTGTTCATCATGCACAAAGGCGTACCTTTCATGCTCAAAGTTAGATATTTTTAAGTTTTCATCTGTAAGTAGACACCAACGCTTCGCAATTACCCCTGCGGATGACTGCAAAAGGAAGTTTAATGCCTTATGTCCAGAGTTAACATGTATTTCACGTCCATCTATAGAACGTATAGTACCTTTTTCAGCAACCTTTTTAGTAGCTTCAACTAGATCCTTTAGGCCAGGAATTGCTTCCATGTATGCCTTTCTAATCTCAGCTCCTTTTTTCTTTGCCTTCTCAGGTGCTAACATGTTGTCATATGATAAGCCTAGTTTCTGGTTTCCCCCGCCATATAAAAAGCAGTAAGTTACAGTCTTAACTTGTCTACGAGTAATGCCAATTTTATCAGCATTTTCCTGATGAATATCTCCGTTAAGTAATATATCTGCATATCTCCCTCCATCGTAACGGGCAAGATAATGTGCAAACATCCTTAACTCTATTCCCGCAAGGTCACTATCAATTAGTTTCCAACCAGGTTTTGTAATAAATAACTCACGACAATCCTTATCACTACTGACTTGAGCAAGATTTGGAGTAGCGTGTGCCATTCGGTGCGTGGCAGCCCCTATAAAACAGGAGTGGTGAAGTCTGCCATCCTTGACCAACTTCAACCATGCATTACTGCCTTGCGACAACATTCCGAGCTTCTTTTGTATAATCAGAATCTCAAGGAATAGTAATGCTTCATCTGTGCCTATCTCTTTTAAAACAGTCTCATCAATAACTGGTTTACCAGTAGGCGTTAGTTTGTTTGGGTTCCAACCTTGAAAGGTTTTGAACCACCAAGCAATGTGTTCTCTGCTACTAGCATTGAACTCTTTTAATCGTTGCATTTCGCAACCTTTAACGTAACCTTGCTTGGCGTTGTCACGTTTAGGTGTGAATGAGTTTCCAGGAACGTAGCTGCATATGGCCTGTGTGGCCTCTCTAAGCTCCTCTAAGCGGTTCAAAAGTGTGTTCTCTAACTCTTGAGCCTTCTTAACATCCAAGGGCCATCCAACCCGTTTCTGATCCTGCATCAATTCAGCGAGCCTATGCTCTAAGATGATGGGTTCAGGTATTTTTGGAAATGTTTCCATAGTTTTGTGAGTACAGCGACATCTTGTTTGCAGTATTTCTGCATTTCAGGGGTCCAATTCTTCCAGTCAGTTGTCTGACCGTACTCCCCTTTACGACACCTTAACCGATACCCGTAGGCTTCAAGGCTATGTGATCCATACAATTTAGCTGGCATGTCACGCCATTTCCTTGTAAGATCAATGTCTAAGAGGTTTGGATGGTAAAATCTACTGAGAATCAAGGTGTCCCAGTGTTTAGCCATTAGTTTTCTAAAGAATGGGTAGTGCTTTTGTGCTTGTGCTACATCATACGCTATCCCGTTATGAGATACGATATTGTCACAAGCCATTAGGTTAGTTAATCCATTAGCAATGGAATGACTAGCCATAGGTAATTCTTTAGGGTTATCCGCATATTTCTCATCGTTATACTCCTCTACAAGACCTGTATCCAGATCTTGAGTGACTATACAATGAATACGGGTGGAATCTAGCCCATCTGTCTCCATGTCGAAGGCTAGGTTGAGGGTTTTTTCCATGTGTAGGTTTTATCTTTGAACTGTGCCTTAGCAACAGCTTCTGATGATGGTGGCTTTGGTCTTTTTAAGTATGTGTACCAAGGGTGTTCATACTCACTCCCTTCAAAAATCCGTGGCTGGGTTGAAGTCTCTCTCAATTTCATGTTCAGTAAAACTGCAAGTTGATAAATCGTAAGAAATTTGACATGCTATTCCAGTTTCGCCTGAATAGCGATTTTTAAGCACTCTAACAGTCGTAGAATTTCCAGTAGAGTCGGCCTGTTGATCTCTTTCAAGGGCAATGACCGTATCTGATATTTGAGCAATGCTATGTGATCCTCTAAGTGAGGACAAGTTAACTCGACCTCCCTCTTCGTGCGAAGCCCTATCATTTGTACTTCTCCTTAAATGTGATACAAGGAATAATGCTATTCCAGTACGTTCAACTAATGATCTTAGTTTGGTCATTGTTGTGTCGATCATCCTACGCTCATCCCCTTCCAAGCCTGAAAGGAGAATACTAAGATGGTCTAAGAATACAACACGACACTCCAATCCACTGGCAAGGTATTCGATCCTATTGTAAATGACATCAGGATCAAAAGAGCCGAAGCCATCAAAAAGGTAAAGATGCCAATTACCAATGGTAGTACGAAAATCTTCTTTAAGTTCTGACTCATCGTGTTCTCCAAGGTGTAGTGGTTTACCAACCGCTGTGGACATTAATCCAAGTGCGGTGTTTCGATTACTTGCTTCAAGCTCCACGACCCCAACCCGTTCCCCCTTTTGGAGGAGGTCAGCTGCAAGTTGACGACAGAATGAGGTTTTTCCTGTACCAGTGCCCGCAGTAATTGCAGTAAGTGTTCCGTACCTGATCCCGTGTAGTTTCTCGTTAAGTCCTTTGAATGGGTATTCATAAGCACATGGTGGTTCTGGTTGTGTAACTAATTCAAGTAGCGATTTTGCATCAATAATTCCGTCAGGACGATACGTCTTTGCGTCCCAGACAGCCCTTCTAATTGCCTCCGAATCCCCCGCTTGGAGTGCTTCAGACGCATCTTTGTACTTTTCAAGTCGTGCAATCTTCGCCTTGCCTGGTGGTAAAAGAGCCGCACATTCTTCAGCGGCTTCGATACCAGCTTGGTCATTGTCGAAGAAGAGAACAATCTCGTCATAACCTTGTGTTAAATCTAGTACTTTTTGTAGGTCTTTCTTAGCCCCTGCAGCACCATTAGGTACTGACATATGAGGCCATGTGGGCATTGCAGCATAACCTGATACTGCATCTAATTCACCTTCGTAAAGAGTCAGTCTTGACCCTTTGTTAGGGAATAAGTTTTGACCAAAGAATTGGTTATCGGTATTTTTACCGTCCCAATAGAAATCTTTGCCCTTTGTTTTTACTTTAGCCGCAACTACATGCCCCTTCTTATCGAAGTAATGGAAACGTAAGACATCTCCATCTTTATGGACACGATATTTACGACATTGTTCTTCGGTAAGTTTCCGTTTCTTTAAGGAAACAGGTTGGCCTTGTATCATAGCCTTATGAGTAGTTTGCGGTGATGATGGTGGCTCTCCTTCTCCAGACGTTCTAGCATTACAGCTGAAGCAATAAGTATGGCCGTCAGAGTAGACGCTGTTAGCATCGGACGAGCCACAGTTAGAGCATGATGTATGATAGCAGAACTCGGATCCTTCATTTGCATTTGAGCCAACTGATTGGAATTGCATATGATGCACACCAAGGGAAACCGTGTTTCTCGGCCCACATGGCATAAGTGGTTTTTGAGCGTTTAGATAATTTGTTATATGGTGATTGAAATACGAAACGAATGTCAAGGTCAGGATGAGACTTCTTAACAGCCAGCATCTTGCGTCTGTCAGTACTCTTAAACCAACCCTTACATTCTAGGTAGACATCCCCAACCCTAAAGTCAGGGATGTAGTTATGTTCTATGACATATGGTAGCTTGTCTTCTTCGTAAGTATAATCTAATTTTAACCTATTTAGTATAGCAGCTACCTCTTTTTCAAGACCACTTCTCATTAGAAGTCTTCATCCTCTTCTGTGTCTTCAGCAGCTACAGGGTTAGGTGCGGATACCTTGAATCCTTTCGTGGCTCCGAACAATGCTGTAGCTTCATCTGGGGTCATATCCCCGTCATCAACAACACCAGCTCCAGTATTTAAACTGATAACTTGTACTGCCTTTAATTTTAATGATGTACCAATATCACCTGCTGGTAGCACGTATGGCTTTTGGAAGAAAGCTATCTTGACCATCGTACCGCTATATATAGGGGTAGTCTCGTCAGTTATTGCAGTACCTTCCGTGTCAACGACAACAGGTACATACTTGTCTCCATCTTTCCAACTGAATCGTACTTGATAAAATCCTGGCTTGCTATCTATTTCTTCCCAAGGCTCAGGTTTTACTGTAACTCTTTTAGGGTTCTTTGCCTTGCTTCTAGCCCATTCAAGAGCACTTTCACGCTCTTCCTCTAGGTCTTTCACAATACTCTCTGGTAAGACAGCAGCTAATTTATAGCCCCACTCCCCAGGTTTTAGAACGGCTTGGAACCCATCGAGTAATACAGGTTCTTTAGTGACATAAGTAGTCATGGTGTTTAACAAAAAAAGTAAGTGGAATTAGTGACAACATTAGGATCTAATGTGCCTACTATTGGCGGTGGCTCTGAGGCATTAATGGTGTTTCCAAAACGTGTAAGCCAGCAATCTCTCGTGAAGATATCGGTGTAGGTTTCTCGCACAAGTGAGTTGAGTGTTCCCATGTCTCCTGCTCTACAAAGAACTGAGTCATGGATGACTGTGAATGGTCCATTAAACTTTTGAAAAGAACTGTGCAGTATGGAGGCATCCAAGGAGTGTATGAAATTAGGAGCAGTACTAGACCGATGTTTTCTAGGACAAGGGGTTTCAACAACCTTACCGTCCTCATCTGTCTTAGGTATGTTAACCCTGACTCTACCTAATAACTGTAGTTCCATCTGAACTGTTTCAATATGGTTCCGTACTTGGTTGATTT